TGGCCGTCTGGGCACCGGTCACGGGCTCGACGTCCGTGCTGTACTGGTAGTCCTGTGTGTCGATGACCTGGCCACCGATCAGCAGCTCCACCTTGTCGATGACGTTGGACCAGTTCAGGTTGACCACGGGAGCGGCGTTCGAGTCGCGGGCCATGAAGTACACGTAGCTCAGCAGATCGCCCTTCTTCTCGAAGCGGATCGTCGAGACGGAGCCGGCGGTCGGCTGGCCCTGAATCAACTGACGCTCATTCGTCGCCGCGTAGTGGGTGTAGCGCTTGTAGTTCGAGCGGTAAAATGAAACTTCCGGCTTGCCGGACAGCCAAGTGTCCTGGGCGCCAATCGAGACGAGCTGAACAATGCCTCCGCTCATTTTACTATCTGATCGAGGTTTTTTTTACTGAGGCTGGCGCGGTCGGCCGTCTAGACCACGGCCAGAGACGGGAGGGCGATGGGATTCTTGTTCAACTGATCCCGGGCAATGTTCAGATTATTCGGGGAGGAAAGAGGATTCTGCTGCGTCTTGAACTGATTCAACTTCCAGTAATCAGCAGGCTTGTAATTCTGGAACCGACCGCCGTTCATGTGGGGCACCGGCACGGACACGGACTCGGAGCGCAGGTTGGTCATGGTGCCGGCCGCACCCTGGGGATCGGCACGCACGTTCATGCGGGCTGGATTGGCGGCGCGATCCGGATTGACACGATTGCCGGTCGAGTGGGGCAGCTGGCGGTCGGTCAGACCATTGTACGGCAGATACACGTTCCATTGAGCCGGGCCGAACTCGAGCGTGTCGCCACGCTGGCCCGTCTCTTGGCGGTTCGTCGTCTTGCGCGTCTTGATATTGTCCGGACGGCCCTCGTGAGCGAGCAGCTGACCGCCCTGGCCCTGGCCCTGATTCTGAGCGGGAGCGCGTGTCCACGCCTTGGTCGCCTTGGCCTGGTGAGTCATCTGGCCGTTGATGAGCTGCTGACCACCGATGACCGTGCCGCCCTGCTTGACGACGGCATCCGAGGGGCCCTTGCCACCCGGCAGGGTCACGAGCTTCTCCTCATTCACGTTATTGGGCAAAACACGGAAATACTGCTGGAAGCCGCCAATCGCCGGCACCTTGGCGTCGACGCCAAGACCCGGTCCCACGTTCATGCGCTCGATCGGCTGAAGGTTATTCATTTTGTTCGTCACATTCTGACGGTTGTAAAGATCATACACGGGCTGGCCGAACGGAAAGCGGTTCGCCTGCGGGCTCAGCTCTCCAAAGGACGACACCTCGCGCTTGGCGCCCACCTCGAACCCCTGGAACGACCGGCCATCGCCACGTCGTACCTGCATCTGGGCATCCTGCTGAGCGAAATTAGTGTCAGCCTGAATAAGATCCCCACGCGTAATCTGGTGCGGGGGCTTTGCGGGAATAGTGGTTGCCGGTGATGAGTCGGCGCTGAAGCGCTGACCGGCAAACACAAGACCGACCACTGCTGCTAGAGCCAGTGGATCCATATTACTTTTACTTTACTTTTATTTTTGAGTGCGGGTGCGCTCAACTCCGTCTAACCGATATAAGGGCGTGGGTACGAGCCGGACATGGCGGCCCATGGCGCGCCGTTCGGGTTGCCCACCGCAACCGCGGGATTGCGCTGATCGAAGCGGTTATTCTGATCATTGCTGTAGGTGCTGACCGGGTTCCACGTCAGGACTGGGAAAGCGTCACGAATGTACAGATTCGGGAAATCATAGGCCCGCTCGTTGTAGAAGCGATTCCAACGCTGGGTCGACTGCGAGCGCAGCATGTCGTCGACGCGGACCACATCATCAAGAATGATGGTCGCCGGTCCCTGCCAAACCTGCTCCTGGAGCGTGATGGCATCCGTCTGCAGAGTGCGCCCCATAGTTACTTTAGTCCCAGAAAATTACCGGCCATTGCCTGCCCGCATTTGCGTCTGCTCTGGGAAGTGGAAGCGATCCGACTCGACGTTGCACGTGCCAGACCCATCCTTGCAGAAGGGGCCGAATTTGGGGCCGAACGACGCCTCGGCGAAAGCCGTCTGGTCGTTGGGGATGGTGCTGCTGGGCGCGGTGTAAAAATTGCGCTCGGCGTCACGCTTACGCTCGAACGGGTGGATAAACTCCCAAGCCTGGGCCACCTCCTGCTTGACGCTCGGATACCAGGCGGCGGCGGGACGGTCGGGGCGGTCCGTATAGTCCGTGTAGAGCACGTTCGCCATGGGATTATCGATCGTCGGCATGGTCACGGCGTCGCGGCCATACCACGGAGTGCGACCGTCACTGAACGTGGGACGCAGCTGGCCATCTGGGATCATGTTGGACGTGTACAAAAAGTAGAGCACAGCGAGGACGAGGATGCCGAGCGCGAGAATGCGGGCGTCGCGCTTGATGAGGTACAAGATGCACATGGCGTAGACGATGAAACGGGTCGTGGCCGCAACGCGGTCCTTGGACGACTGCATGGCCGTGGGCCAAAACTCGAGGAGCTTGTCGGATCTGAAGACTTCGCGCGGATCCATCTCTACTTGTTGCTTTCATTTTTTTACAGCAGGGGCGGCGGGCCTCCTGGCTTCTTGCCAGCGGGCCGGCGGCGCACCTGACGCTGGCCGGGGCGGGGGCGCGGCGGACCACCACCACCCATACCACCTAGAAGAGCCGCAAGGGGATTATCGCCCCCACCGCCACCGCCCATCAGACCCGCCATCAGGCCCTGCATGGCCGCTGGATCAAACGCGCCACTCTCGGCGCACTTCTTGGCGGCGTTCTCGATCGCCTCGAGCGTCTCTGGAGGGAACATGGACAGCGTCACGCCCAAAATGTGGAGCGTCTGCAGGTACTGCCAGATGGCCGCCTTGGTCGCGGGGCTAGTCTCGGGTGTCCAGACATTGTGCAGATTAATATCCTTCAGAAAATCAATATCTTTCGCATTTTCCAGAAAGAATGACTCATCCTTGGCCATCAGCTTCGCCGAGTGCGGGCTCACGGACTGCATGAAGCCCTCCAGGGTCGCGCGCGGCGTGGCGACGCGCGCAACGGAAAACCCCGCCTGGAACTTCTGGATGCTCTTCTCTTCTGGAAATGTGAGGACGAGCTCGTTCAAAAACTGCCCCATCATGTCATTGAAGGCATCGAGCGAACTCATTAATAAAAGAAGTATCTAATTTTTTAAGTTGAATGGCGCGCCATTCGAGTTTAGAACGGCTCAAGACTTACGGACTCGCGCTGACCACACCCTTGGCTCACGACCAGATACACGAGGATCGCCACGAGAAACGCGGGTTTGGCGTACTCTGAATTGGGTACGTTAGTCTTGCCGTTCATTTTGTTCCGCGCAAACACGTAGGTCATGGTGGCGGCGGCCGCGATGAGGGCCGCCGACCATGGCTGTCTAAAGTAATGATCCATGTGTTATTACTCCTCTAGACCTTTTTTCCCAACCTCGGGCGCGTCGGGAAAGAGGGTTTCCCTGTGAGGCGCGGCGGGCGTGACTGCGACCATCTTCGTGCCGCCGGGCGTTTCCACTGGGTCGGGGAGCTCTGATGCCTGAATGGTGCCGGCCGCCATATCGGTATTCTCGGAGGCGGGCACGGGCATGGACTCCTCCTGCTCTATGTTGTCAACTGCGTCAAGCGCCTCGTCGACTGGCGGGCGCTCCTCTTCCCCTTCTTCAGCCGCCCCACCGTACCCGTCGTGCTCCATCTCGAGGTTCGACTCCTCCTCTGGCAAAGTCAAATACGTGTTGAGAATTTCCTCGGTCGGCACGAGGTTCTCGATCGTCTCACGGATGCACTTGGTGAAGCGCGTGTTCAGGTCGTTGCGACGCTCGGATATGGGCTTCTCCTCGGTGATGATCCAAGGGTCCTCGTAAATGTCGCGGGCGCACTCGATAAAGCACGTGTGCACAAACACATCGTTACTAGGCAGCTTCAACGAAATCTTTTTGCTTGATTTATCAATTCTGATCGAGCTGAGAATCTTGACGTGGATGACGAACACCGCGGCAATGAGTCGAGGGAACAAAGGGCACTCCTTGATGATGTTGGAGACGTGCTGCTTCACCTTGACGTTAGACCACTCGCCCTTCACCTTGCGTAGGTTCTGGCGATAATTCTCGACCAACTTGCGATCCTTATTCTCCTTCTTCGTATCCTCCCACACGTCCCAAAAAGTCTGCACGAGTTCTGGAAGCATAGCATCGATGAGCTTGCGCGAGAAGCGACGCTCAGCATCATTGAGCACCTCCATTTAGTACTCCCCGAGTTTTTTTAGGGCCCGTAGAGCCGCAAGATGCGCTTGATAATCTCGTGACGCTTCACGTCCTCTTCCGTGAAGCGAATCACTTCGATCCCTGGAATCGGTGAGTCGGCCAGGCGCTCGACGAGGTCGAGCAGGCCGTTCTGCTCAAAGCCACGGTCGTGCTGACCGGTGTCGCCCATGATGACGAGCTTGGAGTCCTTCCCGAGCCGCGTGAGCACCATGCGCATCTGGTTCGGCGTCGAGTTTTGCATCTCGTCGGCGATAATCCACGAATAGTCGAACGTACGACCACGCATGTACGCCAAGGGGCACACCTCAATCTTCTTGTTCCGGGATCCGGCTAGATAGTCCGTCATTGGCGCGACCCACGGCTCCATCTTCTTGTTCAAATTTCCCGGAAGAAATCCGTGCTGTTCATCGACCGACACGGCCGGACGGGTCATAATCACCCGATCGTGTCGCTGGCTCGCGGCCGCCGCCTTGCACGCCATCATCGTCTTGCCCGTACCTGCGGGCCCGTGAGCCACTACGATGGGAACGCGCATATTCTCAAGGAGCGTCTGGTAGATGCGGTGGTTCATTGTTCATTAATGGCCCTTAGACCTTATCTGCTGCGCCGTTTTCTGAAGGTTCGCAAGACTAGAAAAAAAGTCGTCACCCGAGTCGCCTTCGATCTGGGACTGGACCGGCGCTTTGGGGGCCGGCTTGGGACGCGCGGAATGCCACGTCACTATAAACTGACCCGGCTCGAGACCTTGACGGACCGAATAGCCCGAGATGACGAGTTGGCGCCGCAGGTACGCCAAGGCCTCATCAAATGGGTACATGGGAAAACCTATCACGAACGGAGGGACCACGAGGGTCGCGAAGGATTCCCTCCGTTCCGACGCGGCTTTAATTTTTCTAGAAAATTGTTCAAGAATTATTTTGTAAGTTTCCTTCCTGAGATTCCTCCTGGCTTGTTCTTTTTGTGCAATTTCAGATGCACTAATCATCCCTGTTACTAAAACTGGACTTCTTTGCCGGGGAGCTGACGCGACGCCGCGAGGACGCTCACGAGTTGATCATTCAGGGCCTTGTTGATGTCGTCGTAAGCCTGGTACTTGTCCGGCGCGTAGGACTGGAACGGACCGCTGCGATCGGGTGAGCTCGAGCTCGTCTTGGACAGGATCTGCACACCACCAGCGGGCGAGACGCCAGCCGTCACGTCGTACTGGACGCCAAAAAACCCACGCGTGTCCAAGAACAGCATACGCACGTCGTAGGTGATGCCGCTCTGGGCACCAGTCTTGGGCGTGATATAGATGGTCTCTACTGGCTGTAGCCACGGCTCCTGCTTCTGAAGGGCCTCGATGATCACCTGGATGACGCTCGGGGGCACCTGTGGCGTGGTGGGCTCGGCAAACCCGGAGGTGACCGAATTAT